TCAACACAGCCCACTTCGCATAATGTATAGAGCGTGCGCGTTATGTTCGGCAGAAACGTGCACCTGCTCACGCTTTACCGACGCTTCCGCTCTGCCGGGTAGGGCGCTTCCGATGCACAGCACCAGCGCCATCGCAGCCATGCCTAGGCGCTTGTAGAGCCTCGCCCATTCGCGCCCCAGCTCGCCCTGGTCTTGCTCCGAGTGGATTAACAGCAACCATGGCCCAGGGTCCTGACCGGCAATTTTTGCTAGCTGGCGGATTCGTTCATCAGGCATCGGATATTTCCCGGTGTTCCATTCGCTAAGCGAGGCCACCTTGATTCCCATCTGCTCGGCGAGGCCGCGCATCGACGGCCTTAATGCTCGCTGAACAGCTAGCGCTATAAGACTTTTAGCGTGCATATTGTCTGGCCTTTCCCTTGCAGTGTCAGGGTTTCAGGTTACACTGGCATTGTCAGGGCGTGCCCTGTCAACCCACCCGCCGGCCCCGCCCGGTGCCGGTTGGGCGGGATCTACCGGGCACCGGGCAGGGGGAAACACCATGGAATGCAATCCTTATTGCGTATTTAGGCCGGACCAGCTCGCGGCCGTGAATGACCTTTTGGTTGTTATGGGCAGCGTTGCACTTGTCGCGCTCATCCTGCCGCGTCTGGTCTATTTCGTTTGGTGGCTCAGCGACCGCCGACGTGATCGCGCTATCCAGCGCCAGATCGTTGCCGAAACGCTCGCAGCGATTGCAGCAATCGAAGCGAAGGAGGCCACCCGCAATGGCACGGCCGACTGATACCGAGCGCGGCGCACGCATTGCGCTCGACTACGTTGAATCAAAGCTTATTCAACGCGATTTATTCCCGTCTCGCCGCGCGCCGCCTTTGAAGTTCTGGCGCGAAATAAAGGCGATTGCGACGGAACACCTTGCCGAATGCAAGGCATTACGCGAGGCCCGCGTATGAATCCGGGCGACCTGAAATTCTTGCAGCTGATCGAGCTGAAAAAGAAAGCCGAAACCGACGACGAACGCGCCGAGCTAGACCGACTGATAGAGGAACGCATCAGGTGGGTAGGCTCGGGGCAGGGCGATGAGCCATGAAGACGCAGCCGTCCAGGCTAGCCCATTACCCGAACAGCCCCTGCTATCAGTGCGGGGCTTCCAGCTTCCAGACCCTGAGCGCGTGGGATGTGAAGTTGACGGTTTGCACCGATTGCGGCGTGCTGATCTCGAAGCAGGTGGCTATGCGGAGCTCCTACAGCGGATTCCGTGGCAACAGTTCTGGACCCTCACTTTCCGTGTCGAAGAAGCCGGCCGCACAGGCGGTGTCCACCCGGAAAAGGCTGATAAAGCGTTCCGATATTTCGCAAGTTGTATCAACAAATCCATCTACGGATCGCAATGGCATAAGCGTCCACACGGGGGCATCCAGTGGGCACGCGGGCAAGAGTTCCACAAAGACGGGCGGTTGCACTTCCACGCCGTTACAGCTGCACCTGACGATGATTTGAATCGAAAAATCAGTCGTTACCAGTGGCATGAGTTTTGGTTCAAGGAATTCGGACGCAATCGCATAGAGGCACCACGCAGCCAATTGGACATCACCGGCTACGTGTCGAAGTACGTAACGAAAGGGGGAGTGGTGGATGTTTCCAAGAACTTCGGTGCCTGGATTCCACCACCAATCGACTACAGCCGCCGACCGGTGCAAGCCGAGTTCGAGCAAACAACGTGCAAGGGGAGTATCGAAGCATTGAACCGGGGTGTAGGGGCAGGGCCCCTACGGACTGGTCAACGAAACCGCCGGTGATCGCTCACCGGGACATGCAGTACCGCCCCCGGTCTGGGAGGCACCGAAGCCGCAGCCTGTTCGCCTACGCGCAACCAGCACGGCAACGCCAGGAATCCATCCCTGAAGACCCGCCTTGAACGCAGGCGACCTAAAGCGACGGTAGGCAGACACCGTGACAGTCAGCCCCGAGCGGCAGAAGGAGACCCTACGCGCACGGTCACGGCTAAGCCTCACCGACACCCCCGCAGGGGGGGGTAGGGGGGCCTTAGCTTGACCCCACAGTACCGCCCGAATTTCGCAGTAACCCAACCGACGCAAGCCCAACCAACCGAGAGAACGAAGACCATGAGCAACGCACCGAAGATCACCATTAATAGCGCCGTCGAAACCCGCACCGTCACCACGTCGAAGGGCTTGCCGAAAGCCATTTACAGCCAGCGCGCCACGCTCGAAACCGAAGCGATGCGCATCCAGATCGAAGTCGAATGCGATGGCCCGGACAAGGGCTACCCGGTCGGCACGGTCAAAGAATGGGATTTGGTCACCGATCTGGTGCCGGGTCGTTTCGGTGTCGAACTGGCGCGCCGCATGACGCTGGTCGATCCGCAGGCGGGCAAGGCTCCGCAGCGGCAGGCGGCGTAATCGATGGCCGTGCTCATCCCCGCTTGCCTGGAAGCCGATCTGGACGCGGCAGCGGGGACGTGCACGGCGGTCATCTGGATTCCTCAACCGTCACTCTTGCCGGAACTGGCGGTGAAGGATGCCCAGGCTATCGGCAGCGCTATCGCGTTTCTGTGGGCCACGGCGTACGTGTTCCGGCTTATCCGCAAGAAAATTCAACAGTCCTAGGAGGACATTGCAATGCTGAAGATCAAGACCCTGTTCAAGAACAAGACCGCTGCGCTGGCCGCAGTCGGTTCGGCCGCTCTCGTCTCCGCTCCGGCGTTCGCCACTGGTGGTGGCGGTGTGGACGTTGGCGATGTGGTGTCGGCTATCCAGGGCGCAGCAGCCCCGATTGCAGCCATCGGCGGTGCGGTGCTGACCGTCATGGTGGGCATCAAGGTCTACAAGTGGGTGCGCCGCGCCATGTAACGACCACCGGCGGACAGGGCCAACTCCCTCCCGCCGGTCTTTTATGGGCATAGGGCAGGGGACGGGAAATGGAAGGGTGGATTTGGTTGGGCGCATGGCTGGTGGCCTGCGCGATTGTCTTCGTGGATTTCGAATAATGGGCTGGCTCGCACGCGTGTTTGCATCCGCGATTGCGCGTCGTCTTGCCTACGTGCTTGTAGCGGCAACGCTCGCATGGTGTGGCATTGGCCGTGCTGAGGCCAAGGTGTATCCAGATCAGGGCAGTGCATGGGCTGGTTGCCAAGCTGCCGGTGCGAAAGCAGGCGGAGACAAAGGCCGTCGCGCCTCTGGCAAGTATCAATGCGCATTGTCAGCGCCAACGACATACAGGTGCACCTATGAGGTGGACCCGTTTTTTGTCAACGACTACTACTACATCAATTGCGGCAATTTTGTTGAAGACGGCGAGTTCCACACGTTCCCTGCTGAATCTTCGTGTGATGCTCAGCCTGATTACACCGGCAGCGGCCCATGGGGTACCTATGTAGGTACTGCTCGTAGCGGCAGTTTGGGGTGTCGCAACGGTTGCGACGGCGTGTGGTTCGGCAATGGCGACGACACGATGACATGGAGCGCCACTGGCGCTGTGTGTCCAGCCGATCCGCAGAAGAATTGCGAAGCGCCTGCCAATGCCAGTAAGGGCTATGTCTGGAACGGCTATCTCGGTGTGTGTGAGCCGCCACCAACTGATGATTGCCCGGCTGGAAAGGTGCCCGATGGGAAGGGCGGTTGCTCCGACAACAAGTGTCCCGAAGGCATGCTCTTGCAAGCCGATGGCACCTGCGCTCCGAAGAAAAACGATTGCCCTGCGGGTCAGATCAAATCGCCCAGCGGTTCATGCTTGCCCGGCGACGGTCAGTGCGCCAAAGGGGAGGTGCGTGGCCCGGACGGCACATGCAAGAAGGATGGCGACGGTGACGGTGATCCGGATGAGCCGGGCGAGGGCGATAAGAGCGAATTCTCTGGTGGTGATAGTTGCGATTCGCCGCCTAGCTGTGCCGGTGACGCAATCATGTGCGGACAGGCACGCATTCAATGGCGCATTGATTGCAATACGCGCCGGGATGTGAATATCACCGGTGGTTCGTGTGCCGCGATGCCTGTGTGCGTTGGCAAGAACTGTAAGGCGTTGGAGTACACGCAGTTGTTGTTTCAGTGGCGCACTGCATGCGCTTTGGAAAAGGCAGCGAACAACGGCGGCGGCACTGGCAACAATGCAGATGTTAAGGCGATTCGCGATGCGATCACTGGTAAGGGCACAGCCGATATCGGCGCGGATGGTAAGCCAGCTGACGCATTCTCCGATGAATCCGGATATGGCCAAGCCGGCTACCCAACTGGTGAACTCGATACGCAGGGTTTCGGCTACAGCCGCACGTGCCCAACGATTCCCGATGTCGCGGTGTTCGGCCAGACGTTGCACTTCGACACTTCCAAGTTCTGCCAGTGGATGGTGCTTGGCGGCCAAATCGTGTTGGTCATGGCATCCCTGGTTTCGCTGCGTTTGATGAGTCAAGGAGGTAGCGCGTAATGCCCTGGTTAATCGCACAACTCGTCACGGCGCTGGCGTGGCTGTTCAAGTCGCGTATCGGCCAATGGATCATGACCGCCCTTGCGTGGCTTGGCATCAATTTCGGAACGATCAAGATGGTGGTCGAACCTGCAATCGATCTTCTCAAGGATTACGCCCAAGGCATGGGCAATGGCAATGGTCAGCTTGGCGCAGATGCGATGGCGTGGTTCGGCGTTCTTCAGTTCGATAAGGCATTGACGATGGTCATCTCTGCCATCGCTGCCAAGCACGCGATCACGCAAGGTCGCCTGTTCCTGTTTAAGCGTGGATTCGGGGCGGAACCGTAATGCCAATCGAGCTATACACCGGTCAACCCGGCAACGGCAAAACGGCGCTGATGATGGAGCGCCTGGTCGAAGAATCGAAGCGCGCCGAGCGGCCAATATTCGCTGCTGGTATCGACGGTTTGCAGGACGGCTTGGCTACCGTGCTTGATGACCCGCGCAAGTGGAACGACAAGGATGCAGACGGCAACTATGTTGTGCCCAATGGCTCGTTGATCTTCGTTGACGAAGCGTGGAAGTGGTATGGCCATTTGCACGATGCCAGGCTCCAGCAGACGCCCAAACATGTGCTCGATCTTGCAGAGCATCGGCATCGCGGTCTTGACTTCGTGTGGACCACCCAACAGCCGAATCAGCTGTATCCGTTTGTCCGTGGCCTCATCGGTGCACACACGCATGTGGTGCGTCGCTTCGGCACGAAGATGATCGATGTGTTCCGCTGGGGTGAGTTGAACGAGGAAATCAAGTCGTCAGCGAAACGCGATCTTGCCCAGCGCACCACGCGCCTGCTGCCGTCCTCGATCTTCGGCGCATACAAGTCGGCTGAGGTCCACACGATCAAGCCGCGTATTCCGTGGAAAGTGTTGGCGTTGCCGGGATTGGTCATCCTTGCCATCGCGCTTGGATGGCTCGCCTACACGATGCTCAAGCCCAGCGCGATGGCCGCAAAACTCGGAGATAAGGGGACGCAATCGGCGTCAGCCGATGCGGCCCCTGGCGGGTCTGCGAACTCCGCACGGCGTGATGGTCCGCGTTGGGAATCTCCCACCGAATATGCCAAGCAACACCTGCCCCGGTTCGGCACCATGCCGTGGACTGCACCGGTGTTCGATGACCGCAGCATCACCGCCGATCCGATGCTGATCTGCATGTCGTCGCTCGCGGGCACGGATGCGCAGGGCAAGCACAAGGAAGCGTCTTGCACGTGCATGACAGAGCAGGGCACCGCGTACGACCTCGATCAGCCGCAGTGCCGCACCATTGCCAAGCGCGGGCCGGTTTACAACCCGTATCGCGAGCGGCGCGAGAACGAGCAGCAGCCCGCGCAGCAGCAACAGGCGGTGCAGGGTGGGGCGTCTGCGCCTGGATTGGCTGGCGTTGTCGTGCAGCGTGGCACGCGCACGCAGGGCACCTTCCCGGAATCGAAGGGCTACAACACCAAGACCACCACGCCATCAACGTCATTGGAGATGTGACATGACCAGCAGTGGCCGCGAGGCATTGAAGTGGATTGCGCTGGTGTTGATGACCGGCGATCACGTGGCGAAGGTGTTTTTCGGCGGCTATGTGCCGGTGTTATCCGAACTGGGGCGGATCGCGTTCCCGGTGTTCGCGTTGGTCATGGCGTACAACCTTGCTCAACCACGGGCCGATTATGCGAAATCGGTGTTGCGTCTTTCCGCTTGGGGGTTGTTGGCGCAGCCGTTCCACGCTTGGGCGTTCGGGTACTGGCTGCCGCTCAACGTCCTGCTGACGTTCGCGCTCTCGGCCTGCGTCGTCTTGCTGCTCGGGCGCATCATCGGCATTGAGCCGTCGAACAAGGCGCAGCGCAGGCCGTTCCTGTTGCTGCTGCTCGCCGTTCTGGCTCCGCTCGTGGTGGACTACCAGTGGTCCGGCGTCTGGCTTGTGGTGACGGCCTGGGGCTGGTTTCGCACACGTCGCGGAGGGTGGCTCGTTCTCGCAGCGTGTAGCATGGCCGCGCTTTGTTGGTACAACGGCAACTTGTGGGCGCTGGGAGCGCTCCCGGTGCTGGCCCTCGGCTACGTCTGGTGGCCGCTGCCGCGGCTGCGCTGGGCGTTCTACTGCTATTACGTTGTGCATCTGGCCGTGGTCGCATTTGTCGCGGTGAGGCCTGTGCTGATATGAGGGGTGCAGGGGCGTTTCGCCCCTGCGGATACGCTCATCCTGCCATCGTTCCGAAGTGCCTATCGCGCCAGCTACTCAAGTTCACCACGACCACTTTGACTGTTTGCTGCCGAAACCGTTTCTTCGCCGCTTCCGCTTTTCTTCGTGTCGCAAATCCTGCCAGGCGCAGCTCCATTTGGTCTCGCCAGACTAAGCCTTTCAGCCGCTCAGGCGTCATTCGATCACCATCAGGACTTACCAGGTAGTTGGGTAATCCCCCCGCCCATTAGCAGACGCCAGAAGTGGAATTTTCTCGTACCCTTTCCCGAGGAGGTTCCATGAAGAAGTCCCGCTTTACCGACAGCCAGATCATCGCCGTGCTCAAGCAGGCCCAGGCCGGTGCGCCCGTGCCGGAACTGTGCCGCGAGCACGGCATCAGCTCGGCCACGTTCTACAAGTGGCGCAGCAAGTTCGGCGGCATGGACGTGTCCATGGTCGCGCGCATGAAGGAGCTGGAGCAGGAGAACCGCCGGCTCAAGAAGATGTACGCCGAGGCGCAGCTCAGTACCGACCTGCTGAAGGAAGCGCTCGCAAAAAAATGGTGAGGCCATCTCAGCGACGCGAGATGGCCCAATCGGCAGTCACGAGCGGGCGTACGAACATCCGCCACGCCTGCCAGGCCTTCGCGGTGAGCGAGACCTGCTTCCGCTACCAGGCCAAGGCCAGCGAGCAGAACGCCCGGATCGCCGACTGGCTGGTCCGCCTGACGACCGCCCATCGCGACTGGGGCTTTGGCCTGTGCTACCTGTACCTGCGCAACGTGAAGGGCTTTGGCTGGAATCACAAGCGGGTCTACCGGATCTACCGCGAGCTGGAGTTGAACCTGCGGATCAAGCCGAAGAAGCGGCTGGTGCGTGAGCGGCCCGAGCCTCTGGCGGTGCCGGAGGCCATCAACCAGGTCTGGTCGATGGACTTCATGCACGACCAGTTGGCCGACGGCCGCAGCTTCCGGCTGTTCAATGTGCTCGACGACTTCAATCGCGAGGGGCTGGGGATCGAGGTGGATCTGTCGCTGCCGTCAGCCCGTGTGATCCGATCGCTGGAGCAGATCATCGAGTGGCGCGGCAAGCCCGCCGTGATCCGCTGCGACAACGGCCCTGAATACATCAGTGGCGCGTTGCTGTCCTGGGCGCAGCGGCATGGCATCCGGGTCGAGCACATCCAGCCGGGCAAGCCACAGCAGAACGCCTACGTTGAACGCTACAACCGCACCATCCGCTACGCCTGGCTCGCCCAAACCCTGTTCGACACCATCGACCAGGTGCAGGACAAAGCCACCCGCTGGCTATGGACGTACAACCACGAGCGTCCGAATATGGCGCTCGGCGGCATCACGCCTGCCATGAAGTTGGCGATGGCCGCTTAGCTCCACTTCTGGCGACCGCTAAAAGTGGGGGGATTACCGCTGGAACAGTCGCTGTCGGCCATTCTCTACGTGCTGACGCTGTTGCCGATGCCGGATTTCATGAAGGGCCAGAGCATCGGCGGCATGCTCGGTAACGCTGGCAGCACGATCCTGTGGTTCGCGGATGTGTTCAAGATTGGGCCCGCGCTGGTGATGATCGGCGCTGCCATGGTGTTCTATCTGTTGCGTCGGATTTTGACGGTGGGGATTTGGTGACATGCTCGTTTTCAACGAAGGTGTGCCGCGCGCCGGCAAGAGCTACGACGCGGTAAAGAATCACATTCTCCCTGCGCTCAAGAAGGGTCGGCGTGTGTTCGCACGGCTCAATGGTCTGCGCTTTGATCGCATCGCCAAGCACTTGGGCATTGCCGAAGGCGACGTTCAACAGCTGCTCGTGCTGGTCGATACCAAGGACGTGGCCAAGCTGTTCGCGTGCACGCAGGATGAGTCGGGCAAGTGGTGTATTCCTGACGAGTTTAAAGATGCGCTGGTGGTGATCGATGAGGTCCACGAGTTCTACGTCAACGAGCGCAAGCCACTCGCGCCAGCCGTCGAAAACTTCTGGGCGTTACTCGGCCAGAACGGCGGCGATGCGGTCATCATGACCCAATGGATCAACCGCCTGCATTCGGCGGTCAAAGCCCGCATCGAGAAGAAAAACACGTTCCAGAAGATGACCGCTATCGGCATGAAAGGCCGGTATCGCGTCACCTATTTCCATACGACCTCGCCGGGCAAATTTGAGAAGGTTGGCGGCCAGACGCTCAAGTACGACCCCGCCATTTTTCCGTTGTATGACGGCTACGCGCCGGGCGCGGAAAACACTGAGGTCTATGAAGAGGGCGGCAAAAACGTGTGGGCCGCCATGGCCGTGCGTGCTGCCATCTTCATCGTTGTCGGTGGGGTCGGCATTTACTTCTTCGTGCACTACTTCACCAAGGATCGCTCCGATCCCAGCAAGCCCGTTGCAGCGGCCAGTCAGACTGCCAAGCCTGCGCATGTGGGGGCAGGGCTTGCCAACGGCGCGCCGAGCGTGCCGATTCAACCGCCGCCCCCTGATCCGCTGGCCGACCTCACCCAGGAACAGCGCTACGTCGCCGAGCTTTCCGGCAAGGGCCGTATCCGGCTGGCAGCGCGTGCGCGGGTAGGGAATCAGGATCGCGCCTGGGTGCAGTGGATCGACGACAGCAACAACGTGATTGAGCAACTCGATCTGACGCAGCTGCGCGCCTTGGGCTACAGCGTCAGCGTTGTCACGTATGGCGTTCGGCTTTCAGCCGGCAAGCACATCATGGTGGCGACCGCGTGGCCCTGGACTGCGCCCATTCGGGAGAAGGACGCACGGCTCTACAACATGGCCCCCGAGGGGAGCGGCGGCGCTGCTGGCGTTGCGACCGCAGGGAGTGACGCCGGCGGCGCTGACCGCGCCCGTGTTTCTGGCGGGGTGATTGAGTATGGGCCGCGCACGCAGGGCACGTTCCCAGACAACAAGGGTTACACCACCAGCACCAGCACGCCGGCCACCACGTTGCAGATGTAGTTCCGTGACGCGTCACATAACTAACGGTCATTAGACTTTCGTGACGCGTCACGATAATATAGACGCATCAGATCAAGGGGCAGGGCATGGATATCAAAGAGATTCTCGTCGCCATTCAAGTCGCAGTGCTGGTCGCATTCGGCCTGTTCCGCTGGGCTGTTGCTGCCCGTCGCGAAGCCAAGAAGAAAGCTTAATGTGATGCGCGACGAAAAAGACCCCGGTACTTTAGAGATGTCTCTGCCCGTAAAGCGCGGCAGGCCACCCAAACACAGTAGCGTTGCAATGTCCGATGCCGAGCGGGCCAAGCGGTACAGGGCGGGTCTGCGCAATGAGGCTCTACAAGTTGTCCCAACCATCGTCCTTGATGCCGAGGGCGAGCCCCTGCGCGACACAGCCATTCTCGAAGCACTTCGCCGAGCCATGCTAAAGGGCGACGGTCGTGCAGTTCACGCCATCACCGATGAATTGCGCTTGCGTTACTGTCGCAAATCGTGATGCGTTACGAAAAGAGGGCTAGCATGGATCGGTTGGCACTTCCTGCCATCCGTTAGACAGTCGGCGGAATCGCTTGTGCTGGATACACCGTTCGTCCGTTTCCAGTGGTCGGAGTCGCAGCGTCTGTGGCTCTGCCCGTTGGGATCGGGGCGCGTATAGCGGTTGTGGTGATACTGCCGGCAATGCCGCGCTGACACTGCGCATGGTGAAGTAGCCCAGGCACAGCGCCACCACGCCGGCGAGTGCTGCGGTCATCACCTGGCCTACGAAGATGCCCAGGGCGATTTCCCACCAAAGCCCATCATGGTTGTTTTGCGGTCTGTAGCTCATACGGCCCCCGTTGACGATGAGCGGGCATTGTAGGGGTGTAGGGGCAACGCCCCTACGTGTAACGCTTCATACGCGGCCTTTACGTTTCCGCGCCTTCGGCAACGATGATCCTGCGCATTTCGCCGCAAAGCCGGTAGCCACCATCTGAGGACCGGGCTTTGTTTCAATCTTTTTTCTGAACCGATCCCTAATGAAAATGACGTTCGCCGGACGTTTTGGCCGGTGTTTCGACCGTCCCTCGGCCATCATCTTCGTCCATTCGCGTGCGATATTGCAGGTCAGTGATAGGTAGCTCAGCTGCCACGGTTCCATGGCTCGGCCCTCTGGTGTAATGAGGTATCCGTTCTGGAACGAAAAACCGGCCCATTGGCCGGTCAGTTTTCGATTACGCATGCGCCGCTCTCCATTCGGCGGGCCATGGTCGTCGTCGCCGCGTGAGCGCAGTAGCAAGCGAACCCAACAAGCGAAGTAGCGCCTTGACATAATATACAGACTACGCGCGTTTCCGATTTCGTTTCTGCGACGTTTGCTTTTGCAATCAATGGGTTGGCAGTAAACCCGATTGCGCATAAAAATATGAGCGTTGTTGCCGCTAATCGCTTCGCCAGTGCCGCCCATGCCTTTCCGGCCTTCCCTTCACTCCGGATCGCACGCACGGCAACTAGCCACTCACTTGGGTCGTCTCCAGCCATTTCTGCCAAGCTGACGATCAGGTCTTCATCAGGGTAGGCGTCTCCGTTTCGCCATTGGCTGACTACTTGTCGTGAGCGTTTAAGTTCTACGGCGATAGCACTGTCTGATGTAAGACCTCGCTTAGCTCGTGCCTTGTCCATGAGTGTCGCCACAAGTGCCACGTCAATACCCTCCCGATAAACGGTTCCTAGGGGCCGACGAACGGCAGCCCATTGTCTGATGTTTGCTGGACACGTGTCCGACAGTTACTTTACAATTCCAACTGTCTGATAAACATCGGACAGCCCGCCCCCGGCCCCGCCCGGTGCCGGTGTGGCGGGATTTACCGGGCACCGGGCAGGGGGCAACATCATGAAAGACTTCCTTAAGTTCATTGCCTGCGCCTGGGTCTTTGGCGCTGTGGTCTCCGCGTTGATCATTGCCTATCACTATCTCGCATCGCCGTGGGATTCCGTGGCAGCCGTGTTTCTTCTGGTAACTGGCGTCGGATTGCTGGGTTATTTCCTCCAATTTGTTTCGCCGGGGGAGTTCTGATGGCCCGCCCAACCGACACCGAACGCGGCGCACGCATTGCGCTCGACTACGTTGAATCAAAGCTTATTCAACGCGATTTATTCCCGTCCCGCCGCATGCCGCCTTTGAAGTTCTGGCGCGAAATAAAGTCGATTGCGACGGAACACCTTGCCGAGTGCAAGGCATTACGCGAGGCCCGCGCATGAATCCGGGCGATCTGAAATTCTGGCAGCTGATTGAGCTGAAAAAGAAAGCCGAAACCGACGACGAACGCGCCGAGCTAGACCGACTGATAGAGGAACGCATCAGGTGGGTAGGCTCGGGGCAGGGCGATGAGCCATGAAGACGCAGCCGTCCAGGCTAGCCCATTACCCGAACAGCCCCTGCTATCAGTGCGGGGCTTCCAGCTTCCAGACCCTGAACGCGTGGGATGCGAGGTTGACGGTCTGCACCGATTGCGGCGTGCTGATCTCGAAGCAGGTGGCTATGCGGAGCTCCTACAGCGGATTCCGTGGCAACAGTTCTGGACCCTCACATTTCGAGTTGAAGAAGCTGGCCGCACCGGCGGTGTCCACCCGGAAAAAGCTGATAAAGCGTTCCGATTCTTCGCCAGCTGTATCAACCGGGAAATATACGGCGCCAAGTGGAGCACTAGAGAGCACGCGAAAGGCGGCATCCAGTGGGCGCGGGGACAAGAGTTTCATAAAGACGGCCGACTCCATTTCCACGCCGTCGCAGCTGCACCTACCGATGATTTAAACCGGCTCATGAGCCGCTACGACTGGCACGAGTTCTGGTTCAAGGAATTTGGACGTAATCGCATAGAGGCACCACGCAGCCAATTGGACATCACCGGCTACGTGTCGAAGTACGTAACGAAAGGGGGAGTGGTGGACGTGTCGAAGAACTTCGGTGCCTGGATTCCACCGCCAATCGACTATACCCGCCGACCGGTGCAAGCCGAGTTCGAGCAAACAACCCGCAAGGGGAGCATCGAATCACTGAACCGGGGTGTAGGGGCAGCGCCCCTACGGATTGGTCAACGAAACCGCCGGTGATCGCTCACCGGGACATGCAGTACCGCCCCCGGTCTGGGAGGCACCGAAGCCGCAGCCTGTTCGCCTACGCGTATCCGGCACGGCAACGTCAGGAATCCATCCCTGAAGACCCGCCTTCGCTCGCAGGCGCACTAAAGCGGCAGGTCGGCATGACACCGAAACAAGTCTGCCCCGGGTACGTGCAGCAAGCTGCCTACTTTGGTCTCCGGCTAAGCCTCACCGCACCCCCCGCATGGGGGGTAAGGGGGGCCTTAGCTTGACCCCACAGTACCGCCCGAATTTCGCAGTAACCCAACCGACGCAAGCCCAACCAACCGAGAGAACGAAGACCATGAGCAACGCACCGAAGATCACCATTAATAGCGCCGTCGAAACCCGCACCGTCACCACGTCGAAGGGCTTGCCGAAAGCCATTTACAGCCAGCGCGCCACGCTCGAAACCGAAGCGATGCGCATCCAGATCGAAGTCGAATGCGATGGCCCGGACAAGGGCTACCCGGTCGGCACGGTCAAAGAATGGGATTTGGTCACCGATCTGGTGCCGGGTCGTTTCGGTGTCGAACTGGCGCGCCGCATGACGCTGGTCGATCCGCAGGCGGGCAAGGCTCCGCAGCGGCAGGCGGCGTAATCGATGGCCGTGCTCATCCCCGCTTGCCTGGAAGCCGATCTGGACGCGGCAGCGGGGACGTGCACGGCGGTCATCTGGATTCCTCAACCGTCACTCTTGCCGGAACTGGCGGTGAAGGATGCCCAGGCTATCGGCAGCGCTATCGCGTTTCTGTGGGCCACGGCGTACGTGTTCCGGCTTATCCGCAAGAAAATTCAACAGTCCTAGGAGGACATTGCAATGCTGAAGATCAAGACCCTGTTCAAGAACAAGACCGCTGCGCTGGCCGCAGTCGGTTCGGCCGCTCTCGTCTCCGCTCCGGCGTTCGCCACTGGTGGTGGCGGTGTGGACGTTGGCGATGTGGTGTCGGCTATCCAGGGCGCAGCAGCCCCGATTGCAGCCATCGGCGGTGCGGTGCTGACCGTCATGGTGGGCATCAAGGTCTACAAGTGGGTGCGCCGCGCCATGTAACGACCACCGGCGGACAGGGCCAACTCCCTCCCGCCGGTCTTTTATGGGCATAGGGCAGGGGACGGGAAATGGAAGGGTGGATTTGGTTGGGCGCATGGCTGGTGGCCTGCGCGATTGTCTTCGTGGATTTCGAATGATGCGGTGGCTCGCTCGCGTGTTTGCATCCGCGATTGCGCGTCGTCTCGCCTACGTGCTTGTAGCGGCAACGCTCGCATGGTGTGGCATTGGCCGTGCTGAGGCCAAGGTGTATCCAGATCAGGGCAGTGCATGGGCTGGTTGTCAAGCTGCCGGTGCGAAAGCCGGTGGTGACAAAGGCCGCCGCGCCTCTGGCAAGTATCAATGCGCATTGTCAGCGCCAACGACATACAGGTGCACCTATGAGGTGGACCCGTTTTTTGTCAACGACTACTACTACATCAATTGCGGCAATTTTGTTGAAGACGGCGAGTTCCACACGTTCCCTGCTGAATCTTCGTGTGATGCTCAGCCTGATTACACCGGCAGCGGCCCATGGGGTACCTATGTAGGTACTGCTCGTAGCGGCAGTTTGGGGTGTCGCAACGGTTGCGACGGCGTGTGGTTCGGCAATGGCGACGACACGATGACATGGAGCGCCACTGGCGCTGTGTGTCCAGCCGATCCGCAGAAGAATTGCGAAGCGCCTGCCAATGCCAGTAAGGGCTATGTCTGGAACGGCTATCTCGGTGTGTGTGAGCCGCCACCAACTGATGATTGTCCGGCTGGAAAGGTGCCCGATGGGAAGGGCGGTTGCTCCGACAACAAGTGTCCCGAAGGCATGCTCTTGCAAGCCGATGGCACCTGCGCTCCGAAGAAAAACGATTGCCCTGCGGGTCAGATCAAATCGCCCAGCGGTTCATGCTTGCCCGGCGACGGTCAGTGCGCCAAAGGGGAGGTGCGTGGCCCGGACGGCACATGCAAGAAGGATGGCGACGGTGACGGTGATCCGGATGAGCCGGGCGAGGGCGATAAGAGCGAATTCTCTGGTGGTGATAGTTGCGATTCGCCGCCTAGCTGTGCCGGTGACGCAATCATGTGCGGACAGGCACGAATTCAATGGCGCATTGATTGCAATACGCGCCGGGATGTGAATATCACCGGTGGTTCGTGTGCCGCGATGCCTGTGTGCGTTGGCAAGAACTGTAAGGCGTTGGAGTACACGCAGTTGTTGTTTCAGTGGCGCACTGCATGCGCTTTGGAAAAGGCAGCGAACAACGGCGGCGGCACTGGCAACAACGCAGATGTTAAGGCGATTCGCGATGCGATCACTGGTAAGGGCACAGCCGATATCGGCGCGGATGGTAAGCCAGCTGACGCATTCTCCGATGAATCCGGATATGGCCAAGCCGGCTACCCAACTGGTGAACTCGATACGCAGGGTTTCGGCTACAGCCGCACGTGCCCAACGATTCCCGATGTCGCGGTGTTCGGCCAGACGTTGCACTTCGACACTTCCAAGTTCTGCCAGTGGATGGTGCTTGGCGGCCAAATCGTGTTGGTCATGGCATCCCTGGTTTCGCTGCGTTTGATGAGTCAAGGAGGTAGCGCGTAATGCCCTGGTTAATCGCACAACTCGTCACGGCGCTGGCGTGGCTGTTCAAGTCGCGTATCGGCCAATGGATCATGACCGCCCTTGCGTGGCTTGGCATCAATTTCGGAACGATCAAGATGGTGGTCGAACCTGCAATCGATCTTCTCAAGGATTACGCCCAAGGCATGGGCAATGGCAATGGTCAGCTTGGCGCAGATGCGATGGCGTGGTTCGGCGTTCTTCAGTTCGATAAGGCATTGACGATGGTCATCTCTGCCATCGCTGCCAAGCACGCGATCACGCAAGGTCGCCTGTTCCTGTTTAAGCGTGGATTCGGGGCGAAACCGTAATGCCAATCGAGCTATACACCGGTCAACCCGGCAACGGCAAAACGGCGCTGATGATGGAGCGCCTGGTCGAAGAATCGAAGCGCGCCGAGCGGCCAATATTCGCTGCTGGTATCGACGGTTTGCAGGACGGCTTGGCTACCGTGCTTGATGACCCGCGCAAGTGGAACGACAAGGATGCAGACGGCAACTATGTTGTGCCCAATGGCTCGTTGATCTTCGTTGACGAAGCGTGGAAGTGGTATGGCCATTTGCACGATGCCACGCGCCAGCAGACGCCCAAACATGTGCTCGATCTTGCAGAGCATCGGCATCGCGGTCTTGACTTCGTGTGGACCACGCAGCAGCCGAACCAGTTGTATCCGTTCGTTCGTGGTCTGATTGGCGCGCACACACATGTGGTGCGTCGCTTCGGCACGAAGATGATCGATGTGTTTCGCTGGGGCGAGTTGAACGAGGAAATCAAGTCGTCAGCGAAACGCGATCTGGCACAGCGCACCACGCGGCTGCTGCCGTCCTCGATCTTCGGTGCATACAAGTCGGCCGAGGTCCATACGATCAAGCCGCGTATTCCGTGGAAAGTGGTGGCGTTGCCGGGATTGGTCATCCTTGCCATCGCGCTTGGATGGCTCGCCTACACGATGCTCAAGCCCAGCGCGATGGCCGCAAAACTCGGAGATAAGGGGACGCAATCGGCGTCAGCCGATGCGGCCCCTGGCGGGTCGGCGAACTCCGCACGGCGTGATGGTCCGCGTTGGGAATCTCCCACCGAATATGCCAAGCAACATCTGCCCCGGTTCGGCACCATGCCGTGGACTGCACCGGTGTTCGATGACCGCAGCATCACCGCCGATCCCATGCTGATCTGCATGTCGTCGCTCGCGGGCACGGACGCGCAGGGCAAGCACAAGGAAGCGTCTTGCACTTGCATGACAGAGCAGGGCACCGCGTACGACCTCGACCAGCCGCAGTGCCGCACCATTGCCAAGCGCGGTCCGGTGTACAACCCGTATCGCGAACGGCGCGAGAACGAGCAGCAGCCCGCGCAGCAGCAACAGGCGGCGCAGGGTGGGGCGGTTGCGCCTGGACTCAATGGCATTGCGGTGCAGCGCTCCACGCGCGCGCAGGGCAGCTTCCCTGAGTCCAAGGCATACAGCACCAAGACGACGACGCCATCAACGTCCCTGGAGATGTGACATGACCAGCAGCGGCCGCGAGGCGTTGAAGTGGATTGCTCTGGTCTTGATGACCGGCGATCACGTGGCGAAGGTGTTTTTCGGCGGCTATGTGCCGGTGCTATCCGAACTGGGGCGGATCGCGTTCCCGGTGTTCGCGTTGGTCATGGCGTACAACCTTGCCCAGCCACGGGCCGATTATGCGAAATCGATGCTGCGTCTTTCCGCGTGGGGGTTGCTGGCGCAGCCGTTCCACGCTTGGGCGTTCGGGCATTGGCTGCCGCTCAACGTGCTGCTGACGTTCGCCCTCGCGGCGCTGCTTGTTTGGACGGTCCATGCGCGGCACTGGCTCTACGCCGCTGTAGGCTGTTTCGTCTTGCCTCTGGTGGTCGATTACCAATGGTCTGGCGTTTGGCTCGTCCTGGCGGCGTGGTGCTGGTTCCGCACGGGCCGGCTGGAAGCGTTCGGCGGCGTCCTGGCCACCATGGCCGCGCTGTGCTGGTACAACGGCAACCTGTGGGCGTTGGGAGCGCTCCCGGTGCTGGCCCTCGGCTACGTCTGGTGGCCGCTGCCGCGCCTTCGCTGGGCGTTCTACGGCTATTACGTTGTGCATCTGGCCGTGGTCGCATTTGTCGCGGTGAGGCCTGTGCCGATATGAGGGGTGCAGGGGCGTTTCGCCCCTGCGGATACGCTCATCCTGCCATCGTTCCGAAGTGCCTATCGCGCCAGCTACTCAAGTTCACCACGACCACTTTGACTGTTTGCTGCCGAAACCGTTTCTTCGCCGCTTCCGCTTTTCTTCGTGTCGCAAATCCTGCCAGGCGCAGCTCCATTTGGTCTCGCCAGACTAAGCCTTTCAGCCGCTCAGGCGTCATTCGATCACCATCAGGACTTACTAGGTAGTTGCCTGCAACACGCCATCCAGCAAAACGTCCGCTCAGATACTCACACATGCGTCGATGCTTCCTTTCGTGGGGGACTTCCGCCCCGGAAGAGCGGACGCTACTAGAAGTTTTATCAAGCCTGCGTAGTAGCCCACGGCCCTTGCGAGCTTTTTACATAATATACATTATGCGAAAAAGTGTGGCGTGCGGTGCAATCGCGGGCCCGCTGGATGTGGCTCTGGCTTACCTCGCTGCTACCGTCTCGTGGTCCTTCTGATACGGAAATCGCAGCGTGATCGACACCTACGACCGCGTAGACCTTGCCGGCCCTTGGGCCGGTTTTGGTTTCCAGGGCTATCACTTCTTTACGCCTGAGGGCAAGACCATCGAGCCGTGCGACATGCGGTTCTGGTCGCTAACCTGCTGCATCGCTCGCGAGTGGTCATTAATGATGGCCACCGAGCGCAATGCTCGATCGGCAAATCCTGAAACGCCTACTGCCACAAGGGTTCCAGGAAGCCGAATTTCTGCAGCCAACAACGTCATCTACCTACGCGACGTGCTGCTGAAACGCCGGCAACGACGCGATGAGGACGAGCAGCCCGAGGTGGCCAACGTAATAACCGTAGAATGCCCAGCGCAGCCGAGGCAGCGGCCACCAGACGTAGCCGAGAGCCAGCACCGGGAGCGCTCCCAGCGCCCACAGGTTACCGTTGTACCAGCACAGCGCGGCCATGCTGCACGCTGCGAGAACGAGCCACCCGCCGCGATGTGTGCGAAACCAGCCCCAGGCCGTCACCACAAGCCAGACGCCGGACCACTGGTAGTCCACCACGAGCGGAGCCAGAACGGCGAGCAGCAGCAACAGGAACGGCCTGCGCTGCGCCTTGTTCGACGGCTCAATGCCGATGATGCGCCCGAGCAGCAAGACGACGCAGGCCGAGAGCGCGAACGTCAGCAGGACGTTGAGCGGCAGCCAGTACCCGAACGCCCAAGCGTGGAACGGCTGCGCCAACAACCCCCAAGCGGAAAGACGCAACACCGATTTCGCATAATCGGCCCGTGGTTGAGCAAGGTTGTACGCCATGACCAACGCGAACACCGGGAACGCGATCCGCCCCAGTTCGGATAACACCGGCACATAGCCGCCGAAAAACACCTTCGCCACGTGATCGCCGGTCATCAACACCAGCGCAATCCACTTCAATGCCTCGCGGCCACTGCTGGTCATGTCACATCTCCAATGACGTTGATGGCGTGGTGGTCTTGGTGTTGTAGCCCTTCGATTCCGGGAAGGTGCCCTGCGTGCGCGTGCCACGCTGCACGACAACGCCAGCCAATCCAGGCGCAGACGCCCCACCCTGCACCGCCTGTTGCTGCTGCGCGGGCTGCTGCTCGTTCTCGCGCCGCTCGCGATAAGGGTTGTAAACCGGCCCGCGCTTGGCAATGGTGCGGCATTGCGGCTGGTCGAGGTCGTACGCGGTGCCCTGCTCTGTCATGCACGTGCAAGACGCTTCCTTGTGCTTGCCCTGCGCATCCGTGCCCGCGAGCGACGACATGCAGATCAGCATCGGATCGGCGGTGATGCTGCGGTCATCGAACACCGGTGCAGTCCACGGCATGGTGCCGAACCGGGGAAGATGTTGCTTGGCATATTCGGTGGGAGATTCCCAACGCGGACCATCACGCCGTGCGGAGTTCGCCGACCCGCCAGGGGCCGCATCGGCTGACGCCGATTGCGTCCCCTTATCTCCGAGTTTTGCGGCCATCGCGCTGGGCTTGAGCATCGTGTAGGCGAGCCATCCAAGCGCGATGGCAAGGATGACCAATCCCGGCAACGCCAACACTTTCCACGGAATACGCGGCTTGATCGTGTGGACCTCAGCCGACTTGTATGCGCCGAAGATCGAGGACGGCAGCAGGCGCGTGGTGCGCTGGGCAAGATCGCGTTTCGCTGACGACTTGATTTCCTCGTTCAACTCACCCCAGCGGAACACATCGATCATCTTCGTGCCGAAGCGACGCACCACATGCGTGTGTGCACCGATCAATCCACGCACGAACGGATACAGCTGGTTTGGCTGCTGCGTGGTCCACACGAAGTCAAGACCGCGATGCCGATGCTCTGCAAGATCGAGCACATGTTTGGGCGTCTGCTGGAGCCTGGCATCGTGCAAATGGCCATACCACTTCCACGCTTCGTCAACGAAGATCAACGAGCCATTGGGCACAACATAGTTGCCGTCTGCATCCTTGTCGTTCCACTTGCGCGGGTCATCAAGCACGGTAGCCAAGCCGTCCTGCAAACCGTCGATACCAGCAGCGAATATTGGCCGCTCGGCGCGCTTCGATTCTTCGACCAGGCGCTCCATCATCAGCGCCGTTTTGCCGTTGCCGGGTTGACCGGTGTATAGCTCGATTGGCATTACGGTTTCGCCCCGAATCCACGCTTAAACAGGAACAGGCGACCTTGCGTGATCGCGTGCTTGGCAGCGATGGCAGAGATGACCATCGTCAATGCCTTATCGAACTGAAGAACGCCGAACCACGCCATCGCATCTGCGCCAAGCTGACCATTGCCATTGCCCATGCCTTGGGCGTAATCCTTGAGCAGATCGATTGCAGGTTCGACCACCATCTTGATCGTTCCGAAATTGATGCCAAGCCACGCAAGGGCGGTCATGATCCATTGGCCGATACGCGACTTGAACAGCCACGCCAGCGCAGTGACGAGTTGTGCGATTAACCAGGGCATTACGCGCTACCTCCTTGACTCATCAAACGCAGCGAAACCAGGGATGCCATGACCAACACGATTTGGCCGCCAAGCACCATCCACTGGCAGAACTTGGAAGTGTCGAAGTGCAACGTCTGGCCGAACACCGCGACATCGGGAATCGTTGGGCACGTGCGGCTGTAGCCGAAACCCTGCGTATCGAGTTCACCAGTTGGGTAGCCGGCTTGGCCATATCCGGATTCATCGGAGAATGCGTCAGCTGGCTTACCATCCGCGCCGATATCGGCTGTGCCCTTACCAGTGATCGCATCGCGAATCGCCTTAACATCTGCGTTGTTGCCAGTGCCGCCGCCGTTGTTCGCTGCCTTTTCCAAAGCGCATGCAGTGCGCCACTGAAACAACAACTGCGTGTACTCCAACGCCTTACAGTTCTTGCCAACGCACACAGGCATCGCGGCACACGAACCACCGGTGATATTCACATCCCGGCGCGTATTGCAATCAATGCGCCATTGAATTCGTGCCTGTCCGCACATGATTGCGTCACCGGCACAGCTAGGCGGCGAATCGCAACTATCACCACCAGAGAATTCGCTCTTATCGCCCTCGCCCGGCTCATCCGGATCACCGTCACCGTCGCCATCCTTCTTGCATGTGCCGTCCGGGCCACGCACCTCCCCTTTGGCGCACTGACCGTCGCCGGGCAAGCATGAACCGCTGGGCGATTTGATCTGACCCGCAGGGCAATCGTTTTTCTTCGGAGCGCAGGTGCCATCGGCTTGCAAGAGCATGCCTTCGGGACACTTGTTGTCGGAGCAACCGCCCTTCCCATCGGGCACCTTTCCAGCCGGGCAATCATCAGTTGGTGGCGGCTCACACACACCGAGATAGCCGTTCCAGACATAGCCCTTACTGGCATTGGCAGGCGCTTCGCAATTCTTCTGCGGATCGGCTGGACACACAGCGCCAGTGGCGCTCCATGTCATCGTGTCGTCGCCATTGCCGAACCACACGCCGTCGCAACCGTTGCGACACCCCAAACTGCCGCTACGAGCAGTACCTACATAGGTACCCCATGGGCCGCTGCCGGTGTAATCAGGCTGAGCATCACACGAAGATTCAGCAGGGAACGTGTGGAACTCGCCGTCTTCAACAAAATTGCCGCAATTGATGTAGTAGTAGTCGTTGACAAAAAACGGGTCCACCTCATAGGTGCACCTGTATGTCGTTGGCGCTGACAATGCGCATTGATACTTGCCAGAGGCGCGACGGCCTTTGTCTCCGCCTGCTTTCGCACCGGCAGCTTGACAACCAGCCCATGCACTGCCCTGATCTGGATACACCTTGGCCTCAGCACGGCCAATGCCACACCATGCGAGCGTTGCCGCTACAAGCACGTAGGCAAGACGACGCGCAATCGCGGATGCAAACACGCGTGCGAGCCAGCCCATTATTCGAAATCCACGAAGACAATCGCGCAGGCCACCAGCCATGCGCCCAACCAAATCCACCCTTCCATCGCCCGTTCCCCTGCCCTATCCCCATAAAAGACCGGCGGGAGGGAGTTGGCCCTGTCCGCCGGTGGTCGTTACATGGCGCGGCGCACCCACTTGTAGACCTTGATGCCCACCATGACGGTCAGCACCGCACCGCCGATGGCTGCAATCGGGGCTGCTGCGCCCTGGATAGCCGACACCACATCGCCAACGTCCACACCGCCACCGCCAGTGGCGAACGCCGGAGCGGAGACGAGAGCGGCCGAACCGACTGCGGCCAGCGCAGCGGTCTTGTTCTTGAACAGGGTCTTGATCTTCAGCATTGCAATGTCCTCCTAGGACTGTTGAATTTTCTTGCGGATAAGCCGGAACACGTACGCCGTGGCCCACAGAAACGCGATAGCGCTGCCGATGGCCTGGGCATCCTTCACCGCCAGTTCCGGCAAGAGTGACGGTTGAGGAATCCAGATGACCGCCGTGCACGTCCCCGCTGCCGCGTCCAGATCGGCTTCCAGGCAAGCGGGGATGAGCACGGCCATCGATTACGCCGCCTGCCGCTGCGGAGCCTTGCCCGCCTGCGGATCGACCAGCGTCATGCGGCGCGCCAGTTCGACACCGAAACGACCCGGCACCAGATCGGTGACCAAATCCCATTCTTTGACCGTGCCGACCGGGTAGCCCTTGTCCGGGCCATCGCATTCGACTTCAATCTGGATGCGCATCGCTTCGGTTTCGAGCGTGGCGCGCTGGCTGTAAATGGCTTTCGGCAAGCCCTTCGACGTGGTGACGGTGCGGGTTTCGACGGCGCTATTAATGGTGATCTTCGGTGCGTTGCTCAT